CCATCGTCACACCCTTAAAGTAAATCGTCACAGCCGGGCGTTAATTTCTGAGTGGGTTGATGTGTTGGGTTATGTCGCAAGTGAGGTTCTGACTTCCAAGTCGGGCGATCACTTTGGAACGCCTGAATTTAAGGCGATAACAACTAATCGTAGGCTTATCCACTTCGGTGAGCAACCTACGTTCATTGCAAAGTCTCGTATGGCCTTGCCAGAGTCGCTGCCCCTAGAGTGGGAAGCGTTTATGTCCGCCGTAGCTGGAGCGAGGGGGGATCAGGGCAATAATGCCAAAAGTAAACAGGTAAAAACAGGTAAATAATTATGGAATTAATGTTTGATTCTAGTTCAGTAATGGAGCAAGATAATTCGTTTGCTCCCATCCCCGCCGGGACGTACCCGGTAATTGTGGATGCCTCCGAATTCCGTGATACCAAAGCGGGTGACGGTAGGTATCTACACCTAGAGTTATCGATAGTTGACGGCCCCTCCAAAGGGCGGAAGATTTTTGATAATCTTAATCTTGAGAATAAGAATCCCACCGCCGTTGACATTGCTCAACGACAATTGGCGAGTCTTGTTCGGGCGTGTGGCAAGGTAAAAATTTCAGACTCCGCCGAGTTACACAATACCCCTGTGTCAGCAACGCTGGCGATCCGCAAGGGGACTAATGGGTATGACGACAGCAATGATGTGAAGTCGTATGCCAAGCTGCACGATGATCAAGCAAATATTGCAGCGATTGCTTCAGGCACACCTAAAGATGATATTCCTTTTTAGATGCCTGAATCAAAAACGTGCCTTGTCTGTGGAACTTCCTATGTTCCCAGACAAGCCGCCACACAGAAATACTGCGGGCGGTCGTGCAAAGAAAAGGCACGTTCAATTAAATTAGTTAGAGAGGGTGGCCCCCGGAAGGGGGGTTACTCTCGCTCAGTTTATATCAGAGTCTGGATGAAGGCGAAAGGGGAGAAACCCCCATTCACAGCCCCGTGTACATATTGCGGCAAGGAGTTATCAGTTGAAGATGACTTCACGCTAGACCACACGAAGAGCAGAAAAAAATTAACATACAGCCAGATTAAATCGGAGAAGTTTCTAGTTTTGGCTTGCCGGGAGTGCAATCAGGCCAAGGGAGAATTGTCTGTGCGGGAATTTACAGGCAGCAAATAATTATCATGGAGAGATATGAAAATAAGCTATTTTTTTGGGGTGTCGCACACGACTCCCGTATTCGTAGACATAGGAGATGTGTTCACGGAAATCAAAGAGGGAAAGCACAAAGCAGTCATTCAGAATTGTCGCAAAGCCTTAGAGTCTGGTGACAAAGACAAATATAATCTTCTAAAGAAATCACTACCTTGCTACACTATCAGTTGTCGAACTGCAACCCGGAAGGCTAAGATACTTCAAGCATATTCTGGGCTTCTGCAAGGGGACTTGGACAACCCTCCCGTGGATGATGTTGAGGCATTACGAGATGACTTATTCAAAGACCCTCACGTTGCCGCATCCTTCCTCAGTCCCTCCGGGCGGGGAGTTAAACTTTGGATCAAAGTAATACCTGATGCAACTAAGCATAAGGAATCTTTCTATGCGGCGGAGAAACATTTCAAAACTAAATACAATCTCACACTAGACCCCAGTTGCAAAGACGTTGGCCGTCTGTTCTTTCAGAGTTACGATCCTGATGCAAAGATTAAACGCAACTCAATCCCTATCCCGCTTCTTGCTGAAGGGCCAGACCTGTTCGATGTCAAATCAGAAGAGACTTACAGGCTAGAAGACTACGAGCGAGCGGCTGAAGCACTAAAGAAAATCCCCCCCGAAGACTACAAGGTCTGGGCGGAATGTGCTATGTCACTGAAGGACGGACTAGGTGAAAAAGGTTTTAAATTATTTACGGAATGGTCAAAGCAAAGTTCAAAGTGCAAACCAGCGGAACTGCGATATAAGTGGGATTCATTCGACAAGGATTGGAAGGGTGAACGCATCACATTCCAGACTCTTTTCTTCCATGCGAATGACCCTTGCACACACAAAGTTTTAGATGCTGCACCGCTGATCCATCGAAGTCCGGAGTTAGAGACTCTCTCCTCTAACTATCTTTCTCCACCGGGCTTCGTGGGTCAGTTTGCAGAATTCCAGACGGCACATTCGAGATTCAAACAACCCATCATCTCACTCGCCGCATCGCTCTGTTTCGTTGGCGCAATGATTGGAAGAAAATATAGGACGGAAGAGAATACTAGATCAAACCTATTCATCACACTACTCAGTCCCACTGGATCGGGGAAACAATTTCCCCGTGATGTTATTAAAAAGTTTGATCAGGAACATGATTTGAGAATGTTCGGGTCAGAGAAGGTTACAAGTCGAGCGGCTATCGAAAGACTTATTGCTTGGCGGCCCAGTTGTCTCTTCCTGATCGATGAATTTGGTATGTACCTCAAGCAACTGATGGCAACTACTACAGGTTATCAGGCGGATATAATCTCTACTTTAATGGAAGTCTTTACCTCCTCAACTGGATACTACTATCCATTAGATCGGGCGGCTCAAGAAGATGAAAGATTCTCTATTGATCAGCCTTGTCTATCCGTATTTTCTACTTCCACTCCAGATACTTACTGGGAAGGATTGAATTCAGGAAAGATCAGGGACGGCTCGATGAATCGATTTTTAATATTTCAGACTCCAGATAAAAGACCTGAACGACACCGCCCGCCGATCCTCGATAAGTTTCCCAAGGACTTAATAGATAAAGCCTTGACTTTTAGGGACACACCAATCTCAAACAAACATGGTAACGTAGTCCCGGTTCAGGGCCACCCGGAACCTGTCACTTTAAACTATTCCGATGAAGCCTTTATCTGCTTTGAGAATTTGGAAGATGAATGCACCAAGCTGATCGATGCCCGCTCAGTCACATCTGCAATGTGGGTCAGGGTCACAGAGTATGCGAAGAAGATTGCTTTGATCGTGGCAGTTGGTGACAACAAAAGTACCATCGAATTAGAATATGCTCAGTACGGCTGCGAGTTGGTGCGGTTCTTAACTGATCAGGCAATCATTTCTATCCACCTTAACCTGTCAGATAATCAGAACGAAAGAGTTAGTAAGAAAGTCGAGCGTCTGATCCGTGATGCGGGTAAGGCGGGTATCTCCTCTACTATCCTGACTCAGCGAACACGCTACCTGAACAACGCCCGTCACAGGAAAGAAATACTATCTGATTTACAAGACAGCGGCTTAGTTGTTTGTGCAAAGACTAAAGCAGAAAATACTTACAAGCCAGTGGAACGGTGGCATTACGTTGGATGATATGATTCACTATCACGGGACACCACTCTCAGGGGCCACTGAGCAGCAGATACTTTTCTACCGGGGAAGACACGCACTCATGTCGTGGCCCAGCTACAGCCCCATTCATATTCCAATAACAGAATGTTGCCGCAGCTTTTGTATTGACAATGGTGCATTCACTTTCTGGAAGGGCAATGAGGAAGTGGATTGGCAGGACTTCTATTCATTCGTGGCTAAATGGGTAAACCACCCCCGCTTCGACTTCTATCTAATCCCTGATGTGATTGGGGGGACAGTAGAACAGAACGATAATCTTCTAGATCAGGCAATCCCCGGCGGTGTCCCGGTGTTTCATGTTGGGGAGCCATTCGCACGGATTGAGTCATTCCTTGGGAAAGGATACAAGCGAATGGCAATCGGTACAACAAAGGGCTTTGAGTTAAAGTCTCTTCTCTTCTGGAATGAGATGAGAAAAATATTTGATCACCTTTGTATTGACGGTGTCCCCCGTATGAAGGTTCACGGTCTGCGAATGTTAGACCCGGAGATAGTGGAGGCGTTCCCCTTCTCCTCCGGGGATAGCACAACTGCAACTAGGAAAGCTACCTTCAATACTGAGTGGGAGGGTTATCCCTACGCACCAGTTTCAAAGGCAGCAAGGGCAACTCTAGTCGCAGACAGAATTGAGCGGGGACAGTCCCCCTCATTCTATAAATCTAAACCCATTCAATTGGATTTAATATGATAGCAATAATAGTATATCTATCAGCGATAGTTGTCGCTAACCTCACCCTACTTTGGTTCGGCCCCACCGCATCGATCTTCAATGCGTTCATTCTAATTGGGCTTGATCTATCCCTTCGGGACAGACTCCATGACCAGTGGAAGGGCCGCCACTTGTGGATGAAAATGCTGGCCCTAATCTGCGGAGGTTCGGCAATAACAATTGCCCTGAACTGGGATGCGCTGCCAATTGCATTGGCAAGCGCAACAGCATTCCTTCTTGCCGGGATTGGTGATGCCTTGGTCTATTCTAAACTGAGGGGGAAAATTTTTCTAGTTCGTTCCAACGGTTCTAATCTTGCCGGGTCAGCAATTGACTCAGTCGTATTTCCTACAATGGCCTTCGGTGTATTCATGCCTGAAATTATTCTCGGACAGTTCGTTGCCAAGTTAGCGGGCGGAGGAATTTGGAGTTGGTTTCTGGATGAACAGAGGAAAAGGGATAATAAGAGTAGGTATCGTAAATAAAGAGGTACTATCGGTAGGGGTGTCCCCCCTCCTTACGAGAGGGGACGTTCTGAGCATTATTCTGGAGGATTTGGGGCCAAGTCTGCCGCAATCAACTCATTCACATAAGCTGCTGCTGATTTAAACATCCCTGTCTGCTTCCGCTGCTCATCCAATTTCTTCTGCAACTTCACAGAATATTGGGGGGTTATCCGTACCAGTTTACCCGGTGACGGAGTTGGTGTAGTTTCCTTTTTCATATTGTTTCCTTATTGTTTAAGATTAAATTAATTTCATCGGTCAGTTTATCCAACTCTTCCATCCTCTCAAATTGTGAGGAGTCTAAGTCTAGACCATCTAACAAGTCCATGTAATCTGACAGGTGATTCTCGCAGCGTTGAAGGATAGGACGCATTCCAACCAGTTGAGACTTCTGTTGGTGGGGGAACCTTATCAATGCTGATGGGTCTATCCTGAGAATCTCATCTACGTCCCAATGCCTTCCCGGGTCGTCATCACCTAGATCATCGAGGTTGTGTTCCAGAAAGTTGATTGCTTCCCTGATGTCACTTAACTCAATATCCCAATGGTTCATATCGAAACCGGGACTGTCTTCATCAAAGTTCAAGGTTGCTTCTTCCGGGCCAAGGTTCCGGCCCTCATCAAACTTCTCTTTCTTCTCAAAAAGTTTGGCCAACACCCCACCTCTGCCGAATCCGTAATGGGGCTTGCAACTCTCGTTGTACAATACGTTATGTAGGTACGGACAGTTCAGCTTGTGTACCAAATTAACGTGTGACTCCTGCCACTCATCATAAAGGTTCGCCGCTTCCGCACCATCCTCATCATCGATTCTCGCTTTCATATTGGCTAGTTGCTGGCACTCCTTCCGCAACTCCTCCAAGAAGAAACTGACTAACAATTCATTTTTCATATTTACCCCTCTATTTGTCGTGCGGATTCCTTAATGTCCCGCACGTATGTGTCACCCATCTCACCAGTTACAAATGGTGAGTCAACTGATACAAGCCAACGGGCATACGGGTTGCTTGCTTCCTTGGTTGGTGCTTGATACTTTTTCAGAACCTTCCAAGTCCAAGTTCCATCTGCACTCTGCCAGACTTCATAGGGCTTGTCCACACTTCTTGTTTTTGCACACTCGTTCTTCTCTCTCATATTACTTCTCCAGATTAGGTTTACTTATGATGCTGAACCACTCAACATCCGCCTGACCCCGCCGTAGCGGGGGCAGTGGGATTGTGACTAATTAGCGTAGTTTAACCACTCCAAGTGTGTCCCGATGTAGTAGCGTTTTACCTTCCGGGTCTTACCCATATCGTAGACTCTGACATCAGAAGAATCTCTAATCAGACCCTCTTTTTTTGCTTCCCGTAATGCTCTTTTAGCATCCGTATATTTTGGGTAGTATCTTCTCATATTTACCGTCCTTCCTTTGTTGTGAAATCAAACTTGTTTCGTAGACTTTTAATCTCCCGCTCATAAATTATCTGATCCAGTTTCCAGCAGGAATAAAACAGGGCCAGAGTTGCTGCGCCACACATTGCGGCCAGCAGTGTTAGTGTTAAAATAAT